TGGGGGCGCATCCCACATGGACGCTATCCCTGTGTGGTCTATTAAAACAGCAACGAAGCCAAAGGCAAACGTTTCAACCGTGGAACATATGTTTTTGGATTACACCTTTAAGTACCCTGGAAGAGTCACCTGGGATAACATAAGTATGACGTTGGTTGACCCTGTTGACCCAGATCTTGCCAGTGCTTTTATCCAGAGACTAACGGCAGCGGGATATCAATATCCTACAGATTCCAACAAGCGTGCCAGCATTAGTAAGAAAAAGGCTAGCGACGCTTTGGGCGGAGATATCCTCATTCAACAAATTGATGCCGAGGGTGACCCGATTGATACATGGAGCTTGAAAAATGCTTGGATAGTCAGTGTTGATTTCGGAGGAAGCTTGGATTATACTTCTGACGAGATGAACGAACTTACTGTGGAAGTGGCCTTTGATTGGGCAGAATACGCCAAGGGCAAGCGTGGTGGCACAGTAGGGCTTTAAATATTTCTTAACAAAAAGAGATAATAAAGTTATTATTACAAAGAAAGGTTATAAAATATGAATAGAAATGAAGGCCGTATGGGCTCCTCCGAAGAAGTTTTCTTGGAAGACGACGGGGTAGCCCCTGCCGCAATTGTTCCCGAAGAAACATCATCTACTGCAAAGTTTAATTGGTCAACTCCGACAGAAACAGTCGTATTACCGAGCCGAGGCGTTTTTTACCCCCCTCAACATCCTCTTCACAACCGAGAGGAAATTGAAATTCGCTATATGACTGCGAAAGAGGAAGACCTTCTAACTGATAGGGCACTTCTTAAGAATGGTACCGCAATTGACAGGGCACTACAAAACCTAATCACCGATAAGAACATTAAGGTCAATGAGATGTTGGTCGGCGACAAGAATGCCGTTATCGTGGCTGCTCGAATTACAGGATACGGCTCAGAATATGATACAAAAGTAACATGCCCAGCATGTGCCGAGGTGGATGATTTCTCGTTTGATCTATCGGATGTGAAATCAAACAACACATTTGAGGCAGTTGAGGAACTTGGGATTACTCTGACCAATAGGAGCACCTTTATAATAACACTTCCATTTTCCAAGGTGGAAGTGGAGTGCCGCCTTTTGACCGGCAACGATGAAGTGAAAATCTTTAAAGAATCCCAGAGAAGACAAAAAAAGAAAATGCCGTCCTCTGCTTTAACAGATCAACTCAAAGAAGTAATTATTTCTGTCAATGGAGATACTGATATTATCAGCCGCACTACGTTTGTACGTCAGATGCCGGCTAAAGATTCAAGATACTTGCGTACCACCTTGGGTAAGGTGACTCCAAATCTTGACATGACTCACTTGTATGAGTGTACCAATTGCGGTCATACGGCGGACATGGAGGTTCCGCTGACCACGGACTTTTTTTGGCCTAAGTGACGAATATAAACTAGCAGTTTACGAAGAGTTTTTCCAACTTAAGTATTATGGGGGGTGGAGCTTCTTTGAGGCTTACAATCTCCCAGTTGTTATACGAAGGTGGTTTCTAAATAGGTTAGCCGAGCAAAAGAAAAAAGAAGTCGAAGCTCAAGAAGAAAGCCTGCGCAAATCAAAATCTAAATCGAGAAGATAAACCTCACTTGGCAACTATTTATTAAACAAAGTGTCAATGCTGGGGATTAGTATGTTAAACGAAGATGAATTTGAAAATATCGTATTTGATTTGGGCGCTGCTCGCAAAGGGCAGTTAAATGAAAATATTCTTCATGTGTTCGCTGCTTGGATAGAATATCTTTTGTCTAAAATGTTTAAAGGACGCAGAATCCCAGTCAAAGTACGGGGCAATAAATTAGAAGTTACTCGATTCACAGACGCTCTGGTGAACGAAAAAAGATACATGATGTACATCAAGAAATACGGACTTGATGACCCTATGACTTATAAACAAAAATCCAAACTTGATGTAGCAATCAAAAGATTTGAGCGAGAAGCTAAGATTAATTGGCCAATTCGCAATCCGTGAGGTGAGCTAGGTGGCTGACGACAAGACCCCAGAACAATTAGCAGCAGAAGAAGAAGCCAGTAAAAAGGCGGCTGCCGCTACCCGTGAACAAACTCAAGCCATCAAAGGTCTGAATGAGCAATACGGATACTTAAGAACCACACTCAACAACGTCAATGAGTTAACTGTAAAAAACTTTGAAGCACTTGTCCAAGAAGGCAAGATAACCAAAGAAGTTCAAAATGATATCAATGCCCTTCTAGAAGCCGAGGCTAATTTAGAAGAAGCCAGAAAAAGGGGAGCCGAAGACCTTTCTGACTATAACGATCTCGTCGATCTTGCCCAAGGATATGTCAACGCACACGGCGCAGAAGTAGAAGCGTTTGTAGAGACATTAAAGAAACAAGTTGCTGCGGAGAAAAGACGAGAATTCTGGCTAAAGCGTGTAGAGGAAGCCCAAAATAGTCTAACCAAGACCATGAGGTTTGCTGGTGCCCAAAATATTGCCTTCTCTGGCGGCATTATGGACATGGCAAGTCAGCTAAAGGATATCGGACTAAAGTTTGATACCTTTAACAAGTCCCTTCAAGTTAACAGCGGACTCGGACAGCAATCCGTTGATGTGATGAAGGACCAAGTCGCCACAGGAAGCAAATTTGGAATAACCATGAAGGATTCGTCGGAAGCCCAGACTGCTCTGAATAAGAATTTCAATAATTTCGCCGAAATGAGTCGGAAAGACCAAAAAGATTTAAGTGACAACGTTGTGATGATGAATCGCCTAGGAGTTTCTTCTGAGGTATCCGCAAAAGCAATAGATCTTGTATCTCACTCCATGAAAGGATCGGTGGGCTCATCCGCCGGACTTCTGACAAGGCTCGACAAATTGGCTCAGGGTCTTAATCTACCGACTGGACAAGTGTACGAGGACTTTGTAAAGCTTGGTCCAAAGATGGCACGCTTCGGAAAAGACGGCGTTAAAAAATTCGAAGACTTAGCTAAAAAAGCTAGGGCCATGGGTGTTGATGTTGAGGCTGCATTTAATATAGCAGAAGCGGTTGATACATTTGAAGGTGCTTCCGATATGGCTGGAAAGCTTAACGCACAGTTGGGGATGCAAATTAACTCCACGGAATTATTGACAGCATCGCATGCCGACCGCCTTGGTATAATGCAGAGGGAGTTCGCAAACACCGACAAAAAGTTTAGTGCGCTGCACCACAGAGAGAAGCAGGCTATTTCCGAGATGATGGGCATTGACGTTGATGTGGCTGCGAAAATATTCGGAGACCCAGAAGAATTCGCAAAGTATAATGAAAAACAGATAGAAGCCTCCAAGCGAGCCGAAGCACTCACAGAGATGACCCAGAAGCTGACGGCTGCTGGTGAAAAAATGATGCAGGCATTCGCCCCATTAGCCATAACCATCGCCGGGTGGGCCACCGCCATGGCTGAGTCTGGGATAATGCCGTATATTGGCGGCTTTCTCATCCTCGTCGGCGTCCTCGTCTCATTTTATAAAATCTTCCAGGCTATACTAGTTATCCATAAAACATGGCAAGCTATTTCCGCAGCAAGCACTGTGCTGGCAAAACTCAGAATAGGATTCAACGTTGCGGAGACAGCATCAAAACAGGCCCTTACTGCTGCTGAACTCGAAGCGCAGGCGGCTGAAAAGTTAGCCAACAAGACCAAGGGGCAGGGGCTGAAAATAAATAAAGAATTAATATTAGGTATTCTAGCCCTGGGAGCCGCCGTGTTGTTATTGGGAGCCGGTATCTGGCTAGCGGCAACTGGTATGGCTACGCTTGTTATGTCATTCTCTGGGCTGGGCGATGCGCTCTGGCCAGCAGTGGCTGCGCTCGGGTTGTTAATAATACCATTTGTAGCTCTTATGGTTGTTGCCGGTCTCGCCCTTTCTAGTGGTGTCTTGCCGGCCTTTGCTTTAGCTATGCTGGCTCTTGGTGCCGCCGCTTTAATGATGGGTGCAGGTATTGCACTCGCTGCTTACGGAATGTCTGTATTGGCAGGAAGCATCGGGACATTTGCTGACGGTTTTGAAAGAATGAGTCAACTGGAGTGGGGTGGCGTCGGCAAGGGCATTGTTACTTTTGCTGCGTCTCTCTTTATTCTTACCGCTGCACTGATTGCACTTGGCTTTGCGATAATGAATCCAATCACAGGAACTGCCATGATGATCGGCGTTGCCGCTTTGAGTTCAGCCTTTTTATCTCTTGGTCATTCCATGGCAAGCATAAGCGACGGAGTGGCCGCCCTCAAGGAGGCAGAGTCTGGACTAAATTCTTTAGAGAGGATTATTACGGTATCAGCGAAGATGAACACATCCGAATTAGACAACATGGAGAGGGCTATGTCTGCTGTGGCTATCGTGGGCGAAGCAACAAAGTCAGCCGAAATGGGAGGCTTTGATAGAATTGCTGGCGCAATAGGGAATATGTTTGCTCCAGCCGGAGGACAGTCTTCCACTGATCGTACCGTGGTCCTACAAGTTAATGAGAAGAAACTTGGCGAGGTTATAGTTAATGTATTAAACGATGAGTATGGAATGAATATCGCAAGATAGGGAGAAACAAATGGCAGAAGATAACATCTTTAATAAAAGAAAACTGCTCACAGGCATAAAGAAAGAAACTGCCGGCGAGCAGAGATTGTTCAACGAGGGGTTCACTTTAGAGATACAGCATGTTCCCACAGGAGCGACGGTTTCTTTTTCGGCGTTCGTGGACTCGTTCAGCGACGCTTATAATTCAGAGTGGTCTTCGGAGCAAGTTTACGGGCGAATGGACCCTATACCAACTTTCCAAAATACTCGCCGGGCGTTGGCTGTATCATGGATCGTTCCAGCTTCTTCAATAGAACAGGCAAAAGATAATATGGACGAGATTAACGGTTTGTTGACCTTCTTATACCCTCTATACTCTGATCCCGGCGTCGCCGTTGGCGCAGCGTCATCAATCGTGGCCGGAAGTAATATCATTCAGGGACCCCTAGTACGAGTTAAGTTTGGTAACTTGATACAGGATGCTGCGACAGGAGCGGGACTTTTGGGATATTTGAATGGATTTACTATGGACCCGCAACTCGACATGGGAATGTTTATGATAGGAAAAGACCAGAAGCCAGAGTTTACGAAGCCACTGGGTACATCTGATGTAGAATATTTACCGAAAGCAATAAAACTTAATTTTGAATTAAATGTACTACATGAACATTCCTTGGGGTGGGTGCGAACCGACAAAGGTTATGCATTTAGGGGCGGACGCAAGGGATTTCCTTACGCAACAAATAACCCGGTGCCTGTCCATACAGATGCTGCCAAGGTAAGATTGCCAACCAAACAAGAAAAGACAAAAGATATAGACAAGAGGATTGGTTTATTGCAAGCACAAAAAAACAAACTCCTGGGGAAATAAGAAATGTATTCTAGATTTATAAATAGAAATATTTTTATTAACAACAACAAAGATTATAAAGATAAATTTTTAGTCAATCGAGACTTGAACCAAATAGTTCAATATTCTACAGCTAGGTTTAGATATCCAACCACAGAGGAAATAGCGTCGATTACTTCAACGCCAGTAATATGGTCTTCAAGTTCACGCCTGTTTAAGATAGCTTCAGAGTACTATGGTTCTGCTGGACTATGGTGGGTCATAGCGTGGTATAATAAAAAGCCAACTGAGGCTCATTTTAAAATTGGCGAAACGATTTATGTCCCAAGCCCCATCGAGGTGGTGCTAGATTTTTTCCGAACATAAAAGAGATGTATAATGCCACCCAAAGATAAAACCAAAAGCGCAGCAAAGTTTCGGCAAAAAAAAGCACAACTTCTGCTTATGCAAACACTTGCTGGACAAAGAAGCGGCACCGGGTTAACTAAGTCCGGCAGAGCCAGAACGACTAATCCGTATAAACATTTGATAAACTATATCGGAAAGCCAAACTCACTCATTCCTTTGATCGGCAATCCTGTTGACGTATCTTCTTTTGTTTATGCGACACCAGCACAACTAGGAAATCTCGTTCCTATGATGGAGTTTTATTATTCTGACGGCGGAACAAACGACAAGGGTAAAAAAGTCCCCGACGAAAAAATTCTTTTTAGTGATTATATCCAAATGTCTGACCGAGTGGTTGTTCGTGGAGGTAAGCCAGTAAGGCTTGCAGGAACTTCTGCGATGAAAGGTGACGCCAGCATGCTTTTAAAAGGTAGGGGCACTTTAGGAACGGGTGTCGGAGTAAAAGATTTTTCTTGGCAATTTGATAATAAGCACGAGGGTGACAAGACACTTAAAGCCAACATAACTTTATTTTTCGCTTCAGTTCGAGAATTACTCAATGAGGAGTTTACAAAGTTTTTGTTTGTAACCAATCCTTCTCAGCTAAAGGCCCCGCAACCTCCCTCCAAAAAAGTGAGGAGCACTTCTGGACCCAGAGACATGAAGCAAGAGGCAGCCGACAAAGAAGAAGCCGAGGCAATAGCCTGGGCACTAGCTAATGCGTATGAACTAATGGGAGGAAGAGTAGGTGCCACCGACGATGACGCCGACCCCCAATACGGCGGAAGAATATCTTCAAAGAAACGAACTGCGCTAGGCACCGGGAAGGTACTTTTCGCAGCGAAGGTCGATGCCCCTCGCCCTCCTAGAGAATTCACTGTATTAAAGGCTCGGGTAGGGTGGGGAGTTCCCCGTGGGAAAGCAAGTAATTTAGAAGGCCCCTTTGCCATGAATCAGAAATTCTTAACAGCGGTTGAGGGTACGCAAAAAGTTATTGCTCTGAATTTGATATCTTATAAATTAAATTTTATGCAGGAAGGGCAGGTAGAATTAAAAATAGAATACGTCGGCTCTCTAGATTCTATTTTGGCGAGCAGTTATGTTTCTAATGTTCTGGCCGACTCGGACAACAAGGAGCCCATCAGTAAAAAGAGAATTTGGATTTCTAAAACAATGGAGGATATTGACTGGGCTAAAGATAAGCTGTACAAGGACTACGTTTATAGTGGTGCTGGTCCAATCCCCAACGCAGGAAAGACAGGGGTCAACTTCAAAAAGAAGCAAACCAGACGTACAGGGGGACGAGGAGCGACCTCATATGAGGTAGAAGTACCAACGCAAGTTAAGGGAATTTTGGCTAAAAGAATAGCAAGCGCCAGCGGCGGTTTCTTTCATGTATCTCTTGATGAGGTGGATTTTGAGCTTGCTATTCTTAATATGCACAAAGATTATGTAGATCGCTTCGATAAAGATAATGCTCAAGCTAAAAAAGATTTGGAGAAAGGCATCAAGGCAGCCCAGTCCGCCAAGTCTAATATTCAAGCTAAAATAAGGCATAGTAAGTATGCTAAATTTATGACCAATTTATATACAAACAGTAAATTGCACTATATTACGGTAGATCTAAAAAATATTGTGACGGACGAAAAGAAACCTGACGGCAGCAAGAAAAGGCAGCCAAGAGCAGTAGGTAAAGTAAATGCTAAAGGGGCTACCAAGGCGCAACAACAGGCGGCCGAGAAGAGAATGCAGGACGCTCTGCTAGCCGAAGCAAAAAGACAGCGCAACCCCCAAGCGAAGCACCCGCCAGGAGGCACTCTCGATCCCGCTGGGGATGCTTCTGACTCACCAGATGCCAGCGAAGATAAATCAAAAGTTAACTTATTTTATTTTAAGCTCGGAGATATTATCGAAGAAGCCTTAACTGGAATGCATGGCATTATAGGGATGCTGCCAAAAATAGTACTAGGCAGCTTTGCGCCCTCTGTTTATGATGTGCCGGGCACTAAAGGTACAGATGTATATCCTTTGGCCGACTTGCCTATCTCTGTCGATTATTTTGGGCAGTGGTTTTTGCAGACGTTTGTACAAAGTGAGCCACCGATTAATGCTATATCGTTTAGAAGGTTTGTAGACTCACTCCTCAATGATCTGGTCGCCCCGCTCATCAACGATGCTTATTCTATAGAGGGTAGAAAAAGGTTGGCCTTTAGTCTGGCAAGTGCTGTTAGTTCTCTTGATTTTGCAAAAGGGAGTATCATTGACGGCAACGACGTACAAGATGCGGCTAAGAATCAAGGCTCCGGCAATGGACAACCTACTTTGGCACAGCATAATTATTTTATTATTTTTATTGAACAAGCAACTCCCGACTTAAATGAATCTATTACGGAAGATCTTGCAAATGGCATATACCATTTCACACTTGGGTCTGACCGAGGCCTCGTAAAAACATTTTCCTTCTCTGAAAAAAAGATGCCACAACTTAGGGCACTGAATATAGAAAACAGCCAACAAGGATCAGCCTTAATACTCCCGCAAGACTTGGAACTTACTATGGTTGGGAATACTTTATTCCGTAACGGGCAGCTTCTGTATATAAACGCCGATCTTACTCTTGGGAGCACAGTAGCATCCAAACTTGGACTTGGGGGATATTATATGGTTGTCAAGTCAAGCAACACGATCTCTATGGGTACGTTTGAAACAACGTTAACCTGTATGTGGCAAAAGCGACCAGGGAAGGAGTAGATAAATGCCGCAGCCAGACAAGCCAGACATAGGGGAAGACCCGGATAGCTTTTCTACAGCCGATAATAATTCTAACTCAACTGATGTGTTTGTGAACAGGGTCAGGTATCGAGATGAAATATTCCCAGAAGCTGCGCCTTTTTCATATTTTAATTTTTGGGAAGAAGATCGCTATTATGGAAGAATTAACTCTTTGGGTAACGCTGTTGTCTTAAGGGAAGATAGACTTAAGCAATTGAAGTATTGTAGTGGGGGAACTCCACTTTTTGCTTTTAATTTTGTGGCAGACGCTTGGCGAGATTTTGTCGAAAAAATAAGAGAAACCGCTACGAATGAAAAAATGATCCCTAGCGGACCATATGCAAACCTTTCTGCGACTAAAGCTTGGCAGAGTATTCCCTCTCAATACAACACTTATATGTCTGATACTGTATACCCAGTTTTTTCAGAAATTTTTATGGCTGTAATGAGTAGCAATAATAAAAAAGTTACAGGATTTGATTCTTACCTAGAGGTGCTTACTAATTTTTGTGAGATAGGAATTAAACGAGGCTCTCCAATGACTTTATCTGGTTACGTTGAGAGTATTTTGTGCTCCCCTTTAAATACAGGGCTTGTAATAGAAATTGGGGATACGTCGCACGCCGAGGATTATGAAAAGTGCGATGAATTTTTATATGATCCCAACTTTACAACGGTAGTTCGCATTGCTTCTAACTATGGCTTTGTCATCGATAAAAATGCGCCATGGCGTTTCGTGGCAGATATTCGCTCTCCGGCCATGAGGGAATATATGACCGGTGTTCGGATGAGTACGCCCCCGACACCGCTCACAAATGATTTGCTGGAATGTAACATTCCCTTTGTGAGAAATTTTAATATTCCTGAGCCATATGGGTACTCTGCTATCGGAGGATTAGAACATATTATGCGACATGCTACTGGTTATGAGGAATATGAATTAATACCCACTAAAACTACAGAAGAAGAAATTTTTGAAGAGTTTTTTACGCAGGCTTATCTAGAGGCATGGCAAGTTGATATGGAAATGTTCAAAGTTTATGCGCTAGATTTCTACAACACATATGTATCGGATATTCCTGTTGTTTTAAAGAGGGTCGTTGTGGACACGGTAGGCGATTGGAAATGTGTGAACCCGCAAGCTCTTCGGCACAAGACAGAGGCTATTTTTAGGCAAGTAATCTCATCTGATGAGGTGTTCGGGCATGAGTCTGGCAAGTATGGAGACAAGTGGTCTTTGAGATGTTATTATAATCTTCGAACTCTTGAAAGAAACAAACATACGCCGGACTCTTTACGTTTAAAAGACTTACAGGATACAATGAATATTTACTATTTTGCTCCAGCGTCTCCAGCCGGCAGAAAATATTTTGCAGGACTCAGGCACATACATCAAGAATTGGTGGGGCCTGTTACCGCAGATTTCTTAACTTTTACAAAAATAGATGATAAGATAAAAACTCTGAGAAAGTAGAAATTTTGATTTTTCAAACATTGGACGACAAGCAAGAGTGTGTCGGCATTTATTGCAATAACAATTTATATTTTGATAAGCTTGATTTTCCAAAAGACTTAAGCACGACTTGGAAATACTCCGGTCATTTACGGGAACGTACAGGAATCGAATATGCTAATCTGTATATCGGCGGCAAAGATATCAAGGAAATTGTTCCTGAGTATTTGAAGGACGATTGGGGGGATGTATCTAAGCGTCTTTCTTCTTTTCGTAGAAGCTTGCAAGTGGCAAAGGTAAATTTGCAGGACAACTGTCTTTATGATCTTGTACCGAAAAGATTTTTAATTGAAATGTGTGAAGTAAAAAACAAGATAACCGAGTATGTGTTAGAAAATTACCAGAGGCCAGAGCGGTATAGCTACTTGCTAAGAACATGCCAGCTTTTGGAGGATATTTCCCACCAGCCCTTGAACATAAACAAGAAGAAACTTAGAGCATATTCTCTTGCAGCTACTAAGCAGCCCGGCTCAAATCGTTTGACGGGTCTTTCTCCCTACATAAAATATAATCAATTTGGGACGAAGACTGGGCGGCTTACGACGAAAGAAAAATCTTTTCCCATCCTTACTCTTAAGAAAAGCTTTCGAGATGTTATTGATCCACACAACGATTATTTTTTGGAGCTAGATTTTAACGGGGCCGAGGTTAGGGTGATGATGGGCATATTAGATATGGTGCAGCCCTCCTGCGACGTGCATAAATTTCATGCCGAGAATGTATTTGGGGGAAATATATCCAGAGAGGAAGTAAAAAGGTCATTTTTCGCCTGGCTATATGGATCAAAGAGCGCCAAAGAAAGTCCTGAAGGAAAAATGCTGGAAAATTTCTACAACAAGGAGATTATCTTAGATAAGCATTGGGATGGAAAATGCGTTTATACACCTTTCCGAAAGAAAATAGAAGACGTCGATGAGCATCATGCTTTAAATTATATTGTCCAGTCAACCGCTGCCGAACTTACTCTTTTACAGGCTCTTAAAATTCATCATTTATTGCAGAGTCATAAATCTAGATCAAGAATAGTATGTATTATACATGACGCAATTATAATTGACTTTGACAAAAGAGATGAAAGATTGTTAACATCTATAAAAAAATTAATGAGTTCTACAAAGTTTGGTGAATTTAAAATAAATATTAGCAAGGGCACAAATTTGGGAAACTTGAAGGAGCATCACATCAATGGATAAGGTTATAGGTCTTGGGAAAATGGGGTGTGGTATAGCAGAAGAACTCACAGAGCACCCTGAATATCGCATATATAAGATTGGTTCTCATCTTAGCGGAAGAGGAGATTTAGTTATTGAGGAACCAACCGATATTCAGGCGTCCGAAGAATCTATTGACGTCGCCGAGATTGCGGTATATTTGAGAAGCATTAGGGCCGAAGATGAAGTTTTATTTATAGTTGGCGGCGGCGAACCAATATCAGGAATATCCTTAACGGTCTTGGAACAAATAAAAGATTCAAAGATAAGTATTTTATATGTGGTTCCTGATCGCCAAATGCTCTCTCAGACACAAAAAAGAGACGACAAGATTGTGTTTAATATTTTGCAAGAGTATGCCCGAAGCGGACTATTTGAGAGAATATACTTGGTCAAGAAATCAATCGCCGAAGAGATGATGGGTGACGTTTCTATAAAAGAGTATGAAAAAAGCACCAGTCATTTTATTTCTTATTTGGTTGCTATGGTAAACTATTTTAATCATGTCGATCCGGTCGTCAGCGCACCATCGACTCCTCCTGAGATTTGCCGCATTTCAACTTTTGGGATAACTTCCTTGGGACGCAATGTAGAGGTGAACCACCTTTTTCCACTCGAAAATACCCAAGAGTCCCACTATTATTATGGGATTCCGGCGAAAGAATTGGAAGAAGACAATAGTTTGATGCGAGAAATAAAAGAACAGACAAAAAATTTAGCTTCTGACACGAGCATAAGCACGAGCTTTTCGGTATACCCAACAACATTTGAGGACAAAATAGTTCTCTGCGTTTCTCACACCAAACACATTCAGACCGCATAGCCGCTGGTCTGCGTAAAAACAAGCCTGGCTAGCCTATATACAAAAGGATAGAACTTCATCGGACGAGGGCAGCAGAAGCATGAATCAACGAAACAAAAGAGGGGTTCTTTTAGCCTCTTTTCTCACCACAGAATCCGAAGATGAGGTGATGACCGAAGTGGAAAAAATTATAGAAACTTTAGAGCTTACAAATAATTTAATTTTCCTCCTACAAGACACAGCGAACCCAGAGAAGAAAATTTTGACATATAACATTGTTCCGATAAAGGGCCGCTCGTATAACCAGAGTCTCTTCACAATGCGTGTACACCGGAAAAAACAAACAAATAGCCTCTACACTATTAACGCATTGAATCTTGCAGTCGCCAAGGAAAACAATGGACAAGTTGGGAAGCACCTTAAACTTGATTGGGAAAAGTACAGAAATAGTATCATGTTGTCCATAAAGGGAGAACTGAAGACAATTCCGGTTGATGTCGTAAAAATATTTAAGATCGAAGAGCCCCCCGCAGCCGACCCGCCTGCCGAATAAAACTTTACAAATAAGAAATCTGTAGTATAGTTATAGATAGAGAGTAAGTGGCTGTGCGGTGCTTACAATCTAACGACTGCCTTCGGGAGTCACATAACATAACCTTGCTTAATACAGGAGGAAACACCATGAGCAATTTAGTAAAATACCACACACCTAGTCTACTTGGACGGAACATCTTTGATGAACTGTTCGGAGACTTCCCATCACTAGCGAGAAAGTCAACGTCGGGTTACCCCGTTGCCGACATCTTCTCTAACGAAGACGGCAGCACAACCCTTGAGTTTGCCCTCGCAGGTTTCAGCAAAGAGGATCTCACCATTGAGGTCCAGCCTGAAAAGAGTAGCATCACTCTGCGTGCAGAAGCCAGCACGGAAGGCGATGCACAGCGCCGGATTGCCCGGCGCAGTTTTCAAAAGACTTTTGTGAACTATGACAGCAACCTTGACCTCACGGCTTGTTCTGCTGACTTCCACAACGGACTTTTGTCGGTTACAATTCCCCGGAAGGAACAACTCCAGCCGGTCATCATCGATATCAACTGATATCGGTTTTTTAGCACAGCCAGAAGAGGAGGGGCCTAAGCCCCTCCTTTTTCTTAGGAAACAAAAAAAAGAACAAGAATTACTATAAACCCTGTGAGGGTGTGTTATAGTAGATGTACGGTCAACTAAACCAGTAAAGGAGAAAATTATGGGTATTGATCTTGACAAGATGCGGCAAAAACATTCCGCTCTTACTAGCAGGGGGGGTGACTCCTCCGACAACTTTTGGAAGCCAGAAGAAGGCACACACCAGCTACGACTTGTGTGTCCTCCCAACGGCGATCCTTTCTTTGAGGCGTACTACCACTACGGCATGGGAGCCGAGGGCAAAACTACTGTCCTCAGTCCTCGTACCAA